CAAAAGGTAATGAATTTTGGAGATTTCTTGAAAGAGAAATAATTTTAAGACTAGTCCTGTTTTTTAATAAATAAAAAAAAGAAATTATAATGCCTGGTGAAAATGATGTAGCACAAACAAATTCTGCTGAAATTAATGGGAGTTCATTAGGTACTAGTCAAGCATATACGACTAAGGTAGATGGAGCAGTCGACGGTGTTGCAAATCAACCAATTAGAATAGTCTCAACTGAGTCTCTATTCAATCCGTTTAACGTATTTAGGTATTCTAAGTTTGCAAAAGCAACAGCTGGTCCTGCTGGGGGCACAGGTAACCCAGGTAACATTAATCTCGATCCATATAAACTAGTATATGAGCGTAGCGAAAATACTTTTAAAAATTTTACAAGTTCGGAAAGCCTTAGGCGCGATGATACTAATAATTATCATAACCCATCTGCTGTTAAACTAGTAGAATGGGCAAATACTAATGCAACTGATGCTAAAAACTCTGCTGGACCACTATATCCATATCCATATGCGATCTCTGATTTTCTATGGTGTAAATATTATGGAAAGATACCAAATAATCGATTAATCACACTAAGAAGATACCCAGTGCCAGTAGAAGATAATTTAATGATATCGAAAGAAAACCTGCCGCTTGTACCGCTTGCCCAGGCAGTCACATGGTTCGGTGAGGGTACTGGAAATTTGTTAAGCAAGATTTTAGCTCTTGATTGGGGATTTCCATGGGAGCCAAAAACTGCAGAGGTACAAGACGTTGAAGGCAATGAGGTTCAGGTCGCGGCTCTACTTGACGCGGCTGGAATACCAAAGGAAAATGAGCTTCTAAGAAAAGCTCTAATTGCAACATTAGGTCAAGCTCAAAATGTTGGGCAGGCTGCAAGTGGAGTGGATAAAAATTTGCAGGAGTATGATAGGTTGTCATATGGGCCAAATGGCCCTTATTGGAATCGAGTATTGGGCCCAATAAATATGATCGATACAACACAGATGAGAACTGCAGGGATGGACTTTGGGACAACAAATAAAACAATAACTCTCCAATTTGACTACGAACTTAGAACCTGGTCTGGGGCAAACCCTAAGATTGCCTTTCTTGACCTGCTTAGTAACTTTCTTTCACTCACATATAACTCTGCTCCATTTTGGGGAGGAAGCGTACGCTACTTTCAGCAGACTGGATTCTTAGCACCAGGGTTTAATACAGACAATATAGAGAAGGGAAACAATATACAGGGAGCAATCGATGTGATGAGCGGAACTGGTGCTCAGTTCCTAGGTGCAGCAAAAGATCTTAAAGCTTGGGTAGACAGCTTGGGGGATAAGTTATCTGCTTCTGCGACTTTAGAAGAGATTACAACAGCACTTACAAGTAGCGCTGCAGATTCTAAACTAGGTCAAATGTTTGCAGGCTCAAGACTAAAGTCAGTGGTTCAAAAACCGCTAGTGATGAAAGCTTTACTAGACGGTAGAGCAGTGGGAGAATGGCATATGATGATAGGTAACCCAATGGAACCGATTGCAGTGGTCGGTAATCTATGTCTAGACAGTTGTAGCCTAACCTTTGGTGAAGAGCTTGGAGAAGATGGGTTCCCGACAAGCATGTCGTTTAGTGTTGCACTCCAGCACGGCAGACCTCGTGCAAAACAAGATATTGAATCTATGTTTAACTTGGGAGGAGGACCTCTATCTGCATCAATGTTAGCTCAACCGTCTAGTGCTTCAAATACCTTCGGTGAAAGTAACACCCTTAGAATGAACAGTTATTATGGGTTAGCGGGAGAGGTAAAAGAAGCTAACCCTGCTGTAACTGATCCTGCAGGAACGGCTACTTCTACTGTAACAACTGCTGAATCAGAAGCATATAAAAAAGACAAGCTAAAAGATAGAGACGATGCGTCTACTAATTTATCCGATTATTTTAAACCTGCAGTAGAGAGAGCGTATGGAAGTAACTTTGCAAGCTCGAATATCTTACCTACTTACTTCTATAATAGAGTTACAAAAGATTAAAAGAAATGTTAGTAAATAAAACAGTATCCAGAAAGAACAAGTTCACAACTGCGGTTGGTGATATCATTGACGACTTAATAAGCGCGACTTTTGTGTATCCAGAACGGTCAGTAAATCTTAGTCCAATCATGATAAAAGAGGAAGAGGCAATGCGACCAGATACCTTAGCAAATCGTATCTATGGAGACAGTTCTCTGTGGGACACTCTTTTAAAATTTAACGGTATATCTAATCCTTTTTCTTTTGAGCCTGGTGAGATTATTTTTTCTCCACAAATGGATACATTAATGCAGAGTGCAGTTGGACCCAAAACCGTTCCTGAAAAAGGAGAGGTTGTTGACTCAAACGGTAATGAGAAAAAGTTAATTAAACCTAGAAACAATACTGATGTTAAGAGACTTGATGCTCTTAGAAAAAAAGTAAAGGAACTTGTTCCTCCAAACGTTAATAAGACTGGAGTAAAAAATATTGTAACTAGAGACGGTCTCGTTGTGCTAGGCGGAAGTATGTCACAGTCTAGTGAATCTAATAAGAGCGGATCCTTAAGTAGAGATAGGGTGATAACTAACTTAAATAATAACACTAAATTATAACATGGCACTAGACCAAATCATACTTACTACACTAGACCCAACACTAATCATAGTAGAACTGACTGACTTGGACGACTCTAGGGATGTTAAGTCAAGTGCCCTTACTAAAAAGCCCAATCATAAGCCAAGTACTGCTCAAACTGCAGGTAGAGACGAACCGCTTATACAAATAAATGGCTACTCTGTTCTTAACATATATTCGTTTATAATAGATGAAACTAACTTTTTACCGGGTATGACCCTGATCTTCGTCGATGATTCTGGAGAGTTTAATGGAAATTCTTTTCCTAAAACAAATATGATAGTTAGTTCCTATGTGAAAGTGGCTAATGGAAAATTTAAGTCGTTGCGCCAAGACTGGTTGATAACTTCAATTAGATCTATACCAACTAAAAAAGGACATTCTGATTCAGCATCAGGTGGAATAGAATACGTCATAAAAGGGGAACTGTTTATACCTAGATTCTATAACAACGTCTCTAAGAGCTACGCTAGTCTTACTTCAAAAGATGCTCTATTCAAAGTGGCAGAAGAACTAAAAATAGGTTTTGCTCAAAATTTAGTTAAACCTGCAGATTCAATGACTTGGTTGAATTTTAACACTAGTCCTGCTAACTTTATAAAAGACGTAATCAGTCACTCTTATCAGGATGAAGACTCTTTTTTTACTGCATTCGTTAATAAAGAATACTGTTTAAACTATATAAACGTTAACGTACAGCTCATGCAAATGGAATCAGACAGTACTTTTAATAATCCCCTTGATGCTGGTGCAATCGATACAAGCTCACTTTCTAAATCAGAAGAAAGCGATTCTACTACTCTAAACTTTCTTACTACTATGCAAAATAGCAAAGGTAAACCACATTACATAGTAGGACTTTCTCTACATTCAGACCAAGGTCAAATTTTAAAGAGCAGTGGATACAAGAAGAGGATTTATTATTACGATTATACGTTAGAGGGAGAACCTGCTGATAAATTTGTAGACTATTTCGTAGCTCCAACAAACACGGTTGGACTTTCTGAAGACCAGGTACTTTTACCTGAGCCTGAGGGATTATCTGATGTAGGTCTTAAAAAGTGGATGAATATTGAGTACGGCAACACACATCAAAACTGGAATCATGCTAAAATAGCAAACGATATAAATCTAAAGGAATTAGAAAAGATACAGCTTAAAATATCTTTGGCTGGAATAAATTTTCAGGTGATCAGAGGATCGGTGATATCGGTGATAATAACGCAAAGAGTTGCTGATCAGATTAGAAAAGAGGCTGATCCAAAAAAACCAGCAAACAAAGGTAATCGTAACGCACAAGATGAGGTGCCTGATATACAGTTAAGTGGTAAGTATTGGGTAAAAGGAGCAAAATACTATTTCGATGGAGAGTCTAGAGAATTTAGCACAGAGCTAATCTTAGCTCGAAGAGAATGGGTTGCTTCTAAAAAAATAAAGACACCAAATGTTTAACTTTTTTAATGTAGCCAGAAGTGTAAATGGATTTAGAAGAGGGTATGTGACTGATCCTTTTGATGAACCTACTTACCTAAGTTTCGGTATAGATTTTAGCTTTGACGGACTTGATAATATGACAGTAAATTCGTTATGGGCCAGCCCACTATTTGCACAAGGTAATAAATATAATCCACATTCTGCAAGTAGTTATTTAGGCTCAATCGGTAGAAACGACATGGAAGATGCACTAGCTACATTCAAGGGATCTCTAGATTACATTTCTACGAAAACACCTTGGTACTTTCAAAGCATTGTAGGTTTAGATAGGATGTATAAAGCTGCAACTGACATGACCAGTGCTAAGAAATACGATCAAATTCTAACGATTGAGACATTAGAGGCAGTTGATTTAAGAATAAGTCAGCTTGCGAACCTATATAGAGCAGCAATATATGACAAAGAAGCAATGCTTGCAAGAGTTCCTGAAAACTTAAGATGGTTTACGATGGAAGTTTGGGTGGCAGAAACTAGAAATATGAGGTTTGAAATACCAGGACTAGCAGGTAATGCGGCAAACGCTCTAGGTATAAACACAGCAGCAATAAACGGAGTTGCAGGTAAGATATCATCATCACTAAGCGGACTAGGCCTAATGGAAGACGCAAACAGTACGATTAAACAGTTTGGATTCATGAAATTTAAGTGTAGACAGTGTGAGTTTGATTTCAGTGGCAGCTTTGCAGGTGGAGAACAGGCAATGGAGGTAGCTACTGGGACAAAGCCTAACACTAGCAAGTTTGATATAAAGGTAGGTTATTTTGAGGAAGAGAGCGGATATTACGATGGAACCAAACTCTATGATGATGCTACAAAGAACAGGGTGAATAATCCATGGAGGCAGGCAAAAATCTTAGCTACTGGTGCTGGTGCATTAGACTCAATAGTCGGCCTACCACTGGTGGGTAATGCGGCAGCTAAAGGCATAGAAGCTGTTTCAAATGGATTAAAGACAATAGGCGGTCTTACTAACAAGGTGACTGATCCTATTACAAACCTACTCTATGCTCCAGTAAAAGACTTGGGTGATGTATATCCAGACAAACAGAAACCGCCTTCTCCGAATAATTTAGGAGACGTGTACCCTTAAAACTAAATTAAATCTAAAGATATAATAATAAATGAGTAGAAATCACGACATAACAGCTAGAGACTTTGATGACCTATTAGATAAACAGTTCTTAGGGATAATTGTTGATATCGAAGATCCTAGAAAAGAAGGCCGAGCAAAGGTAAGAGTAGCAAGCATATACGACGAAATTCCAGTTGAGGATATACCTTGGGCATTTCCTAAAAATAGAGGAACCGTTTTTGGAAAAGCAGGTAAGGGTGGAGCAGTTTCTATACCTAAATTAAACGCGGTAGTTGGTGTTGTTTTTGATAACGGTAACCCATATTCACCTGAATACTTCTCTCTACAAGAATTAGCAGACGATATTAAGGAAGAACTAAACTCTGAGTATGCAGGAAGTCATATAGTTCTTTTCGATGGAGACCAGGAACTAAAGATATGGTTTAGCGTAAGTAAAGGACTCACTCTTTCAGTAAAAGGAGCGTCAATTAATATAGACAAAGAAAATCAAATAACTATGAAGACCGATAATAAGGTAATTATCGATTCTCCAAATATCGAATTAGGTAAATCAACGTCAGCCGCAATTGCTGAGTATTTAATTAAAGGTAAGACTTTTTTAAAGCTTTTTAATGCGCATACTCACCCAGGCTCAGGAGCGCCGCCTATTCCACAATTACTATCAGGTGTAGTACTTAGTAAAACAACAAAAACAAAGTAATGGAAGAACTAGCAGAACAGATAAAAGGAATCAAAGACTTAGGTAAATTAGGTAAGGATATACCGGGGTTAACTAAGGACAAGGTAATAGAAAACATAATTAAAAAGGATAAAAACTTAGGTGAATACATAAAGATGATTGATGCTGATAAAGAGGAAAACATAGAGAGAGGAATGTCTAAGGGCGAGGCTGAGAAAAAGGCAAAAGAAGACGCAAAGGCAGTGCTTGATGGTGTAAAAAAGAGCCTTGAGCCAATGGTTGAAGAGGAGATAATCAAGATGAAACAGGAATATAAAATAGCAAAAGAAGC